TACGCCTCCCGTGTTGGCAAGAAAGACAACGCCGACATTGACGCTGGCAAGATGGCTTGGTACGCCATGAAGCTGCGTGACATGCTCAGCATCCAACCGTAAGGGAAAGTCCTCCCCTCAAGCCCCGCTTCGGCGGGGCTTTTTTATGCCAGTTCCCACCACGAAGGTACTTGACAAAGTCAAGGAGAGCGTCTACATTGGGGGTATGGCAGCGACACCTGAGTCCAAAGTCAAGGACAAAATCAAGACCATCCTCAAGAAGCACGGCGTCTACTTCGCCATGCCCATCGGCACCATGTACGGCAACAGTGGCGTGCCGGACTTCCTGTGCTGCGTGGCGGGGCACTTCCTCGCCATCGAAGCCAAGGCAGGCAAGGGCAAGACGACAGCCCTGCAAGACAAGCACATCAGGGAGATCGTGGCCCAAGGCGGCACCGCCATGGTGATCAACGAGACAAACATCAACGAACTAGACGAGCTACTGGAGAAGCTGAAATGAGCAACGAGATACGCGAAGCAGTGCAGATGGTGCTGACCCGCATGGAGACACACCCGGATGATTTCTTCACTAACGACCTACTGCGCACTCACGCAAGCACCCGCTTCGGGTGGGTATGGGGTGTACTCAACGGCGACAGATACGGTCTGAATGAAGCTGAGATTGACGCGCTAAAGCAGGGCTACGACAAGGTCATGTACCGCAACTTCCACGACCGGGTATTGGAGTCCTTGCTGAATGAGCCCAAGCAACTTGAACTGTTGGAGCAACAGGGTAGCTCGCTGAAGCCACCGACCAAGCTGATGCCGCTCACTCAGGGTCAGATGGCTGTGGCGAAGAAGCTAGGCTTGACTGCGAAGGAGTACGCACAAGCCACAGCCCCCACGTTCAAGACGTAACACTGTTCCACCTCATGCACATACTGACCATCGACTTTGAAACGTACTACGACCAAGAGTTCAGCCTGTCGAAGCTAACCACTGAGGAGTACATACGCGGTGACGAGTTTGAAGTCATCGGAGTATCAGTGCAGGTGAACGATGGGGAGCCCAAGTGGTTCTCGGGTACACGCAGCGAAACAAAAAAGTTTCTTGAGGGCTATGACTTTCCTTCACATTTGGCGCTGGCTCATAACGCTATGTTTGATGCCGCTATTCTTAGTTGGCATTTTGGTATTTGCCCTCGGGGTTGGCTTGACACTCTCAGCATGGCTCGTGCTGTGCATGGCACGGAAGTTGGCGGCAGTCTTGCTGCCCTAGCTCAGCACTACGCAATCGGCGTCAAGGGCGAGGAGGTCATCGCTGCCAAGGGGCTGCGAAGGGCAGACTTTAATCCTAGCAGCCTAGCCCGATACGGCGAGTATTGCTGCAATGACGTTGCCCTGACGTACGACCTATTCAAGCACCTGTCCGCAGAGTTCCCGAAGTCTGAGTTGCGTTTGATTGACCTGACGATCAAGATGTTCTCGGAGCCGACGTTGCAGTTGGACACGAATATGCTGCTCGACCACATCACCGACGTGCAAGTAAGGCAGCAGGAGTTGTTGAGCGCTGTGACGATGGTGGACAAGGATCAGCTAATGTCCAACCATAAGTTTGCTGCAACGCTAAGACTGTTTGGCGTGGAGCCTCCGATGAAGATCAGCCCGACCACGGGCAAGGAGACGTTCGCCTTCTCCAAGACCGACGAAGAGTTCAAGGCTCTGCTCGAACACGAAGACGCACGTATCCAAGCGTTAGCATCCGCAAGGATTGGCGTGAAGTCTACTCTTGAGCAGACGCGCACTCAGCGGTTCATCGAGATCTCCGGACGAGGCGCTATGCCAGTTCCCCTTCGCTACTACGCTGCGCATACGGGACGGTGGGGTGGTGACGATAAGCTCAACCTTCAAAACTTGCCGCGCACATCGGGGTTGAAGAAGACCATCCTTGCCCCGGCAGGCTACGTCATTTGCGACTCAGACTCATCGCAGATTGAAGCGCGTACGCTAGCGTGGTTAGCAGAGCAGGACGACTTAGTGGAGGCGTTTGAAAAAGGTGAGGACGTATACAAAATCATGGCTGCGGCTATCTATGCGAAGAGCATCGCAGCGGTCACGAAAGAAGAAAGATTCGTTGGAAAGACAACTATCCTTGGTTCCGGATACGGGATGGGGGCGAAGAAATTTAAGACAGCGCTTAAAAACGCTGGCTTGGAAGTTACGTTGGAGGAGGCGCAGCGGATTATCGAGACCTACCGTAGTACCAATGGCAAGATACCTGATCTGTGGCGCAAAGCTCACGAAACTTTGGACTGGATCGCCAATGACAAGACCGGTGATCTAGGTCGCGGCGGCTTGCTGAAGATCGAAGGCAAGCGTGGGATCCGCCTGCCCAATGGCATGTACCTGAAATACCCCAATCTGCGCAAACGTCAAGACCCCGAGACGGGCAAATACGAGTACGTTTACGACACCAAGAAGGGGAAGACCGTGGTGCCAAATCGCATCTACGGGGGTAAAGTGGTGGAGAACGTATGCCAAGCCCTTGCTCGGATCATCATCGGTGAGCAGATGCTGATGATCGCCAAGAAGTACCGAGTGGTGATGACCGTGCATGACGCCATCGCGTGCCTGATCCCTGAAGACGAAGCTGACAACGGCAAGGAGTACGTTGAGTTGTGCATGCGCCTACGCCCGTCGTGGGCGTCGGAGCTACCTCTTAACTGTGAGGCCGGATACGGGACGAGCTATGGCGATTGTTAATGTGGTTGAAGTACGCCCGAACAAGAAAGATCCGTACGTGTTTACGGATCTAGCTAAAACCTTCAAAGATGTACTTACCCGTATTGGGGTACAGGCAAAGCATGTGGTCGACACGCTGCCGTCTGAGGGGGTGAACATAATCCTTGGGTGGTCGCCAAACTGGGTTGAAACCAACACAGCCAAGCTCCCGAAGCAACGCACCATCCTGTACAACGCAGAGCAGCTAGGCAGCGAATCCGACATTGTTAAGAACGACTACGTGGACACACTGCTCGGCTACGTAGTTGCCGACTACAGTTTTTTGAACAAGGAAACGCTTGTGGGGTACGGAAAGAACCCCAAAGAGGTCGTCATCCTACCCGTGGTGCCGACTCCCTCCATCAAGTACAAGGTCGCTGCGGCTACGGAAGGCACGCACGACATCGTGTTCTTTGGCTCTGCCAACGAGCGCAGAGACAAGATGCTTGAGCGGCTGCGCGAGGAAGGCATGTCGGCAGGGCACGTGGGGGGTTTCAGTCAGAACCTTGCCCCGTACGTCAAAGCCGCCAAGATCGTGCTGCATGTGCACTACTACAGCACCAACATGTTCCCGGCTATCCGCTTCCTGCAACCGCTAGCGTACGGGATACCCATCGTGTGTGAGCGCTCTGTGCTCCCCCGCGATCAAGGGTGGGACGAGTCGGGCATCGTGTTCACCGACTACGAAGAGATCCCTGCGGAGTGCAAGAAGTTGTTGGACGACCCGCAACGCCAACGCGCCATCAAAGCGCAGTACACCAAGTTCCTTAACTCTATCGACGTGGAGACACCGTGGAAAGATTTGCTCAAGAAGGTGAAAGCATGAAGACTGTTCAAGAGGTCAACTCGTTTGTTGACTACGCCTATCCGACCATGATGGCCGAGAAGGCTCTGCTCGCTCTGCACAACGCAGCGCTTGAAAAGAATTGGTACGAGGCTCGACAGCAAGCCCTGTACACGATCAAGTGGGCAGCGGAGGCGCACGCAGCATTGCTGGTAATGGAGCAGAAGGAAAAATGAACATTGTCTGGTCGTACAGCAGCCTCAAGACATTTGAGCAGTGCCCGAAGAAGTACTACCACCTCAAGGTAGCCAAGGACGTTGTCGATGTTCCGCATGAAGCGGCGCTGTACGGAAGCAACGTCCATAAAGCCGCAGAGGAACACGTACGTGACGGCAAGCCCATGCCGAAGAAGTACTCGTACATGGAGCCGATCCTTGAGTCGCTAAAGAAGATCCCCGGCGATAAGTACTGCGAGATTGAGCTTGGCCTTACCAAAGACCTAGCACCGTGCGCGTTTCGAGCGCCGGACGTGTGGTGGCACGGTATCGTGGACTTGCTCATCGTGGATCAGAACAAGGGCTTGGCCCACATGATCGACTACAAGACTAGCAAGAGCGCACGCTACGCCGATACCAAGCAGCTTGACCTGATGGCGACAGCCGTGTTCGCTCACTTCCCTGACGTGACTAAGATCAAGTCGGCCCTGCTGTTTGTGGTGAGCAACGAGTTCGTGCGCAAAGAGCATCACGTAAGCAAACGCAAAGACTACATCGGCGGCGTCATGCCCACGATGAAGCGCTTGGAACAGTCGTTTGAGAGTGGCACTTGGAACCCAAGCAAGGGACCACTGTGCCGCTTCTGCCCCGTCAAGAATTGCCAACACTACGGAGGAGTCTGATGTATCAGCGCCCTGTCTACGAAACCGAAGCCGACCGGCAACGTGAACGGGCGGTGCAGGAGTATCTGCTGCGCAAGATCGACTGCCTGTGGCAAGAGGCTCCGCCGAAGGACAACATCGACGGCTACCTCTTCCACCCCAACCGAGACCTTGGGGCAGTCGTCGAGATCAAGATTAGGACCAACCGCAGCACTGCGTACGACACCTACATGCTCAGTTCGTACAAGTGGCGCAACGGGCTGTATCGCGCCAAGACTTTGGGCGTGCCGTTCATGCTGGTAGTCAAGTTCGCCGACGGCGTGCACTACACGGTAGTAGAAGAAAAGTATCAGATGGGCAGTGGCGGCAGATACGACCGCAACGACCGTTTCGATGCAGAGGAATGCGTGTTCATTCCGATGAGTAAGTTCAGACCACTATAGGAGCGAACGATGACCAACGAAGAAACCGACACCGCACTGATCCTTGAGAACGAACTGAACCGCCGAGTGCGTGAAGTGGTCGGTAGCATTCTTGACGCCCAAGTAAAAGAGCTTGTTCAGCGCGAGTTCGTAAAGTCCAAAAACAACATGCTACTGGAGATCAGTATGTCTGTCGGTAGGATGCTGTGCGATATAGAGAAGGAAGGTCGTGAACCTCTGTGGGTCACGGGCCCCGAAGCAATGAAACAGTTTGAAGGAGGCAAAAGTGCCCTACGTGAATAAACCCCGCCCCTACAAGAAAGAGTACCAACAGCAGCTTGCTCGTGGAGAGCATGAGCGCCGTATGGAGCGCCAGCGCGCACGCAATCAGTTCGATCAGAAGAACCCTGACCGCGATGGCGACGGCACTGCTGATGCTCGTGAGGGCAAAGACCTCGCCCACAAGGTTGCGCTGAGCAAAGGCGGCTCCAACAAACACGGAGTCAAGGTGGAGAGCGCAGCAGGTAACCGTTCGTTCAAGCGCAACTCCAACCACAAGCTCGTCTCCGAGAAGAGCAAGCGGGAGCGGAAGAAGTAACTAATGGACCCAAAAGACTTTCTCCCCGGCTACGACTGGCCTGCGCCGCACAACGTAGCGCCGTTCCTGCATCAGAAGGAAACAGCAGCGTTCCTCTCTGGCCAACGTAAAGCCTTTTGCTTCAATGAGCAAGGCACGGGCAAGACAGCCTCGGTGATTTGGGCGACCGACTACCTCATGAAAGTGGGGCTGATCCGTCGCGTGCTTGTGGTGTGCCCCCTGTCCATCATGCACTCAGCGTGGCAGCAAGACCTGTTCAAGTTTGCTGTGCACCGCCGTGTCGATGTGGCTTATGGCAGCGCCAGCAAGCGCAAGGAGATCATCAAGGCCGGGGCCGAGTACGTCATCATCAACTTCGATGGCGTGCAGATTTGCAAGTCCGAGATCATCAACAACTGCTTCGACCTCGTCGTTATTGACGAAGCCTCCGCGTACAAGAACGCGCAGACGGATCGGTGGAAGACGATGCGCGATGTGCTCAAGCACGTCAAGGGTCTGTGGATGCTCACGGGCACCCCCGCTGCTCAGTCCCCGCTCGACGCCTACGGACTAGCCAAGCTCGTGAACCCGGAAGGACTGCCCATGTTCTTCTCGCAGTTCCGCGATACGGTCATGACGCCCGTGAACATGTTCAAGTGGAAGCCCAAGCCACAGGCAAAGGAGATAGTCCACAAGATATTGCAGCCTGCCATCAGGTTCGAAAAGCGGCAGTGCCTTGACCTACCGGAAGTCACCTTCGCCGACCGGGACGCGCCAATGACGCCGCAGCAGAACAAGTACTACCAAAAGCTGCGCAAGGACATGCTCGTGGAGGCAGCAGGCGAAGAGATCACGGCAGTTAACGCAGCGGTGCAGATCAACAAGCTGCTCCAGATCGCGTGTGGCTCGGTCTATACCGACACCAAGGAAGTCCTCGACTTCGATGCAAGTAACAGACTAGCAGTAGTCAAGGAAGTCATTGACGAGACGACCAACAAAGTCCTCGTGTTCGTGCCGTTCACGCACACCATCGAGCAGATATACAAGTACCTGACCAAGAACGGCATCACGGCAGACATCATCAACGGTGACGTGCCCGTACACAAGCGTACAGAACTCGTCAAGAGGTTCCAAGAGCAGGACGACCCGAAGGTGCTGATCATTCAGCCGCAAGCCGCATCCCACGGACTTACCCTGACCGCTGCCGACACTATCGTTTGGTACGCTCCCGTGACCAGTGTGGAGACGTACCTACAAGCCAACGCACGCATCGACCGACCGGGGCAGAAGAACGCGATGACCGTGGTGCACATCAAGGGCAGTCCCGTCGAAGGCCGCATGTACTCTCTGCTGCGGCAGAACATGATGACCCACGCAGAGATCATAGACCTCTACAAGCAAGAGCTTGAAGAAGGGGCTTGACAAAGTCAAGTTGAGCCGCATAATAGACGGCACCAACAACGAAGGAGCGAACCATGGACACCACAGTCCAAGACCCACCCACCCCCGTAATTAGCGGCGTGCCGCTTGAGCAACTGACTGCGACCTACATCAAGATCAGGGACGCACGTAGCCAACTCAAGCAGCAGTACGAAGCACAAGACGTTGACCTAGAAAGGCAACTTCGCGTGATCGAACAAGAGATGCTGGAGATCTGCAAGGCGGTAGACGCCAACAGCATCAAGACAGATGCAGGGACAGTCATCCGTTCCGTAAAGTCACGGTACTGGACGAACGACTGGGATTCTATGTATCGCTTCATCAAGGAGCATGATGCATACGCCCTGTTGGAGAAGCGGCTTCATCAATCGCACATGAAGCAGTTCCTTGAAGAGAATCCCGAAATCGAACCCGCAGGGCTCAATGTCGAGCGGGAATACACCGTGGTCGTTAGACGTTCTAAGGAAAGTTAGAAATGAGCAACATCGTACTCAGCCAAGACGTGCCCGACTTCCTGCAAACCGCAGGGGTCAGCGAACTCACCAAGCAACTCGCAGGTCGCTCGGGCTCCAAGCGCATCGTGCCCAAGAACGGCACGTTCAAGCTCGTCGTTGGCGGCGAAGAGATGGGCAAGATCAAGGGTGACTTGAATGCCATCGTGGTCAATGCCGCACCCAAGGTAGGCCGCATCTTCTACGCTAAGGCGTGGAGTCCCGATGCCGAGCCGACTGCACCCGACTGCTTCAGCAATGACGGCAATGTGCCAGATGCTAAGGCAGCTAACCCCCAGTCGCATAACTGCAATGACTGCCCTCAGAACGTCAAGGGCTCCGGCCAAGGACAGTCCAAGGCATGCCGTTACAGCCGTCGCGTGGCGTTGGTGCTTGAGCAGGACTTCAACACCAGTCTTGAGGGTCAGGTGTATCAGATGAACCTTGCGTCCAAGTCGCTGTTCGGTGACAGCGTCGGCGATGCAATGACGTTTGAGAACTACAGCAAGTACCTTAGCAGCAACGGCAAGAGCATCGACTACGTGGTCACCAAGATCTCGTTCAACGACGAGAACGACAACCAGTCGTTGCTGTTCACTGCCAACCGCTACATCAAGCGCCAAGAGTTCGATGTGGTGCAGAAGGTGGCGAACACGGAGCAGACCAAGGCACTCGTGGTGATGACTCCCTCTCAAGCCGACGGTGTAACGAAGCAGCCCGCTCTCGCCGCACCCAAGGCTGAGGAGCCTGAGCCCGAGCCGACCAAGCGTGCAAGCAAGAAGGCCGACGGCGATCCTCCGTCTAACAAGAAGAGCCTCGCTGATGTTGTGTCGGCGTGGAGCGATGAAGGGTAACCAATGCCTCACGGATACAGCCAATACACCATTGCAGCGAACAAAAGCGCTAACAAGCGGTTGATCGGCGTAGCTCTCGGGCGTGCCTGTATTGCTCGTGGCGTGTCCGTAGCAAGTGTGGCCGAGCGATTCGGTGTATCCCGCCAGACCATCTACAACTGGTTCGGTGGGGTGCACGATCCAAAGCCTGAACTGCTACGGGCCGTGACAGCCTACGTTGCACACCTGACCAAGTAATCCGAGTAGCGGGGCATCGTCCCCGCTCCTTCCTCCCCAATGCCATGACAAGCAACTTTGATTTGCTAGACGTAGTGCTCCCGTCAGAGGGCCGATACTGCGCGTGGGGGAACGGTAGATACATCAGCCAAGAGTTCTACGACACCCGCGAAGAGTTCAACAAACAGATAGATTGGCTCGTCAATAACAAGTTCGACGCCTACTTCGGCTGCGCCAAGTACGGAGACGCCAATCACCGCAAGCATTCCAACGCCGAGTACTTCCGTGCTCTGTGGATGGACATTGACTGCGGACCCGAGAAAGCAGCACCAGACGCCAACGGCAAGATCAAGGGCTACATTGATCAGAGCACCGGGTTGCAGGCTGTTGCGGCTTTCTGCAAGAAGAACGCCCTGCCCCGTCCAATCGTCGTGGACTCAGGCTACGGGCTTCACTTCTATTGGGTTCTGTCAGAGACACTTCGCCGTAACGTGTGGGACTCTCTGTCC